CACCGGGATGCCGGAGACCGTAGTTGAACAGCACAGGCACGTTGATATTCGCGCTTGTGCGTTGGGACGCAGCCCGCACCGCTACCCTTGTGCCTGAGGGGATCGACACGGGCAGCCTGACAAGGCCGGGAATGCCCGAACCTGTCGTGTTCGTGAAGCCTGCCGGGATGTCCGCGACGATGACCGTTTCGGACCCCGATGCGCCGGCGCCGATGTCAATCAGCGTGGCGCTGTTGTTGCCGCTGGACGTGGTGCCGACAGCGACAAGCGCCAGTTCGATCACGTCCCCGGCTGTCGCGGCGGTGACTTCCACCCACGACGACTTCGTGTTTGCGCTGGCTGGGAGCGCCACCGTCACGCCCGGCGATGCGGTGACCGTCGCCGCGTCGTGAAACACGCTTTCGGTGCCGAAGCCTTGGGCGGGAGGAACCCACAGCATCAGGCGATGCCCCGAAGCTGGGCCAGAGTGGCTTCGGTTTCCGCGATTTCCGCGTCAATGCTTGCAACGCGCGCATCTTCGCCAAGCGCCACAGCGGTTGCGCGTGCGTTGTTCAGCGTGGCCAGCCGGTTAGCCGCCAACGTGATGAGGTCGGCTATCGTCATGGCTACACCAGTGCGATGAGTTCTTGGGAAATCGTGGACAGGTGCGACTGAAGCAGCACCACGTCGTATTTGTCGCTGCCGTCGATGGCCGCATATGCCGCCATGCGCCCGCCCGCCGCCGCTGCACCGGCCTGTATCCAGTCCGTTGGCGTGTAAGGCGAAAACACACGGTTCTTGGCGTCGAAGCGGTAAATCTGGCTGATCTGCGATGCCACATATACGTTGATGTAATGGAACCGGCCCTCTTGCCCGAAGGGCGAATAAGTGCCTGTCGTGCCCGCGCCGAAGCTGTTCACCGCCCCGTCATAGGTAATCGCGCCCGTCCATGTGCCCGCGATGGCGCCGGCAATGTCCAGAACGTCAAGTGTGACCGCGCCGCCCCGGAAGAAATAGTTGAACGAATGCCGGGCATTGCGCGCCGGGTCGGGCCTGATGCCGAAGGACGGAGCCCACAGGCAGCCAACGGCATTTGCAGCCGGTGCCGTGCCGAAATAGGCCGTTGACCACGCATCGGCAGCAATGCTGTTCGTGCCGTTGTTGATGGTCGCGTCGGTGTAGTTGTAGGTGTAGGTGGTCGTGTTCGCCGTGGTGCGCAAAATCAGCAGGTTCGGCTGCTCGATGACGAACTTTGCGGATGACGACGGCGTTGTGGTCCAAGCCGTGCCCAGCGTGTAAACCGGCGATGCACCCGCTGTGTGCGAAGCGATGATGCGCCGCTGTCCGACTGCCGCAGGCGTCGTTGTGTCCTGAACGATGCGGATTTGGAAATTCCGGTATTCGTTCACCGCAACGACTGCATCGCCGCCCGTCGCCTGTCCTGTCAGGGACGATGCGCCCGAAGCCGTGGCCGTAAGCGCCTTCCGGCTGACAACGTTGTTGTCGTATTCGAATGCGCCCTTGATCATGCCTTCGCCGGGCTCGCAATCGTAAGGCGTATACTGCTCGTCCAGCACGACCATTGCGCTGTCAGTCGTCAGCGTGGCCGGGAGGTTCGTTGTGCCACGGTTCGCCAGCGTGTTCGTGGCGACTTCAAACGTGCGGAACACGCCAGCCCCGACCACGCCCGAGCCCAGCATGACCACGCGGCCAGACAGAAGCTCATAACGCGCGCCGGTTGCAGGCGTGAAGGTGAACGCCGCATCGACCGTAATCAGAGGCGTGGTGCCCGCCGTATTGCCGACGATGAACCGTTCTTCGGTCTTGCCTGCCGTCGTGTCGATGATGCGGATTTTGAAGCCGTAATCACCCGACCCGCCACGGTTTGCCAGCATGTTCAGGCCAACTGCCGTTGGCAGAGCCGTGGACAGCGTGACGCTGGTGGTTGTCGCACCTGATGCGATGGTGCCGACCGCCGCGAAGGATGGGGCAAATACGGACGTTGCCCCCGCGCCGAACGTGCCAGCCGTCAACGGGTTGGCAATCGCCAACTGCCACGCCTTCGTAACGATGTTGTAGCGGTTCAGGATGGCGTTCGAGATCAGGTTATAAACGAACGGGTTGCGCGACAGGTCCGACCGCATGTCGGCGCACATTGACGTTCCCGCCGCATGGGCGTTCGGAGCGGGCGCAACTTGCGCCCACATCATGCGGTCAACGACCTTCTTGAATACGTTGCCCATGATCGGCCCTTAGGTAATGCAGGAGCGGACAGACGCCGCCCACGCTGATGTATTCTGGTTCAACGGCAGCAAGCGCCCCTGCACCGTGTCGATGGTGCTAAGGTTCGTCACCGTCGCAACCGTGGTGACAGTCGTCACCGTCGTGACCGTGCCGCTTTCCACAACAGCCGTGACACGCTGGCGCGACAAGGACCGGTCGAAGCCCATCGGGGACATCAACAGGTTCACAATGCGCGTGAGCAGCGACAGCGCGCCGCCTGCTTCCTGCGTCGGCAGCGGGTTGGACGACGACACGTCGCCATCGTTCACGCCGTCCGCGCCTTCGATCAGCTTGACGCGCTGATACAGCACGCCGCCGATGTCATCCGCAGCGACAGATGCGCCCGAACCCGGCGTGATCGAGACGTTATCGGCCATTACGCGTTACCGTCCGTGAGCGACCAGGAGGTGATCTGGACCTGCTGCCCCGAAGTGATCGAGGTGTTGTCCAGCGTCATGTCACCGCCCCCGCCCGTGGCGGTGATGGTGCCCTGCATGTGACAAGTCGTGCCCGCGCTGTCGTAAACGCGGTAGTGGCCAGCCGTGCCGGTGTTGTTCGCGCTCGCATCGGTCAGCGGGGTGTTGCTGAACGACTTGGAGCCCGCCGAAGCAGCGCCGGCCCAGTCGGACGCAAGCGTGAACTCGGCAAGGACAGTGCCGCTGTCAGCCGTCGCGCAGGTCGCCGGAGGAGCACCCGAGCGGATGCGCACGATTGCCGACGTGCCGATGGTCGTCTCAATAGCGTCAAGCCGCGCGTTGCGCACGGACACGGAAAGCTGAACAGCCATGTGGGGGACCTCTTAGGGCGCGATGTAGCCTTGCGCGTTGACGAGCAGCGCCGCGCCGGTCGTCACGCACGCGATGTTCAGCGCGGTGTTGTTAGATGTGTGGATGGGCGACGCGAACACGATGCTGTCGGTCGTCAGCGGCGAGGCGGACGCATGGCCACGCCAAATGATCGTGGACCCGTCCTTGACGACAACCTGCGTTGCGGTCGCGTTCGTGTTCTTCAACTGAAGTGACGTGAGATAGACTTTCAGACCCGGACCAGCAGCCGCAGCCAGCGCCACGTCGGTGGTGTTCGTGATGCCGCCAGCCGCAGCGACATAGAACCATTCTGTTTCCGGCGTCGCATTCAGCCGGACTACGCGAAACGAAGCGGACATTAGCCCCTCACTGTCTGGACGCCGACAACGCGGCCTGTCTGGTCGCGCACGACCTGTTTCGGAGCGGCGACGATCTGCGCAAGCTGGGCAAGGGCTGCTTGCGTCTGCGCATTCGCCTGCTCGATGGCCGCCAGGATGTCGCTCGGCTTCGGCTGGCGAGGCGCGGAAGCCGGGTTGCGGATGGCCGTCACCGGCTCGTCGGGAACGTCGCCATCGGGCACGCCTTCAATCTCCGAGATCCGGCTATCAAGCTGCTCAAGCGCCACCTGCATCTCGGGAACGCGGGCCTCTTGCGAACTGATCGACTGAATGGCGTTCGCCTGCTCGATGGCGAGTTGCACTTCGAGCTTGGCGCGCGTGGCCATCATGTCGAGCATGATTTCCTGCTGTTTCAGCTGGAGTTCCCGCTCCTTGATGGCCATGGTCATCTGGCGATCTTCAGCCGATGCGGCCTGCTGTGCCTGCATCTTCTGAAGCTCGATCTGCAGGCGCTGTTCCTCAATCCGCATCTTGGCAGCCGCTTCAGCCGCACGCGGGTCTTGCGCCGCCTGCGCTGCCTTCTGCACCATCTGCTGTTCGACCTCGGGCGTGATCTCCCCGAAGAACGTCTCGGGCGAGCGGATGCCGGCAGCCTCAACGATCTTGGCCAGCGTCGCGCGATACTGCGTCAGCGACACAAGCGGATTACCCGGCCCAAGCTGGGCGAGGATCTGCTCTTGCTTCATCGCCAACTGCTGCAACACCATCATGTCGCGGTCGCGCGAGCCAGTGCCGAGACCCACGTCGATGACACAATCCATCGACGCGTTCCACGAACGCGGATCGACCGGCACCCACTGGTCACGCAGGCGAATGACCCGCTCGCGGTCCTGGTTGGCGACCACGATCTTGAGCACCTTGCGGAAATACTGCCGCAGGCATTCCGCCATATTCCGGGCGATAAGCTCAATCTTGCTATAGGACGCCATCTGCGACGCGTTGACAGCGGTCGCGGTCTGGTTCGTCAGCGCCTGCGGGTCGAGCGCCATTGTCGAGCGCGAGACGCCCGTGCGCTTCTCGATGATCTGGTCGGCATATTCGAGGCCGAGCAGCGCATTCTGGCCAACGAACGGAATGACGATCTCGCGCACGGCGCCAGACGACTTGACGCGCACGACGCCGCCGATCTTGGGCGAAAGCACCTCGTCCGGGTCGATAATCTGGCTTTCAACCACCTCGCGCTGCGGGTTGTTCTGCAAATAGAGGTTGTCGAGCATCTGCCGCAGCACGACCGTCTTGACGCGCTGAATGTCAGCGGTGTCGTCAAAGACCGAGCGCCCTTCCCAGCGATGCGCCACCCGCTCGGCGTAGACATCCTGAAACGGGTGGTCCTCGACCTTCTCGTGGTCGAGCACGATCTTCGACGTGCGCGCGCCGATAATCATCCGATGCCAGCACAACTGGCCTTTGCCATCCTGATCGGCGCGGATGTAAGCCTCATAAATCTCGACTTCCTGCCGCATCGGGTCTTGCGACGACCACACGGCAGACGCCATGCGCTCTTCGTCACGAGCGAGGCTTTCGGACGAGAACGCGCTTTCGGCATAGGTCGGCAGCGACAAGACCGTTTCGCGGTCATAGCCAGCCGCGATGAGGTCAGCCCGCGCCACCATACGGCGATGCGCGACGAAATCGGCATCGGCCATCGAGCGAGCGCGGCGGCTGATCAGGAATTCCTCGCGCGGCACCGCACCACAGCACAGGCGACCCGGCTGCTCGACACGACGAATGCGACCGGAATGCAGCACCATGGGCGGCATACCCGGCTGCATCGACAGCCCCGGCACTTCGGCAGCCTCGTGCTCAACGATCTCCACGCTATCGTCGCTCGCGAGCAACGTCAGTTCGTCGTCAGACAGGCCCGAGAAGCGTTCTTCGCTGTAGATGGGCGTATCGTCCCACCACACCTTGAGGATGCCGTTGCGGACGAGCAGCGCGTCCTGAAACGCATCCCAAAGCACCTGATAGCCGTCGCACTCGTTCATGAAAACGAAATTGACGTATTCGGTTGCCTGCGATGCGCCGCCTTCGTCACCGGGCTTCGATGGCTGGTAGGTCACAACCTTGTCGGTGCCGGTGAACACTCGCATGAGGCCCGGCAAGATCCAGCCGATGGTGTCGGCAACGTCGTGGCTCGTGACAGACGAGCGGCCCGGCTGCACGCCCACGTCAGGGACTTCGCCCAGGAAATACTCAATCGCGCGTTCGCGATCCTCGGACGCAGCCGTAGCGTCATGGTCAAGGGCGTCGGCAATCTCGGCATCGCAAAGCGCGGCGAGATCATCGACCGTGAGTTTTTCGGCCATCAGGCTATCCAGCTATGGGATGGCTTGCGCCATGCCTTGCCGCCCGCGCTCGACACCTGGTCGAACGTCATGGCGAGGTAGCGGAATGCGTCAGCGGGGTGCGATGCCCAGTCGTGAACGGGCTTCGGCCTCAGCGTCTGCAACTTGTCGTTGTATTCGGCGCGGTAGAGCTTCAGCGCATCAATGCCGCGTCGGCATTTCGTGGCGTCGAACCACGCGCGAGGCAGCATCATGCGAACGGCATTGATGCCGTCGTCCACACGATGATCTGGCGCGAGCGTCGTTTCGATGCCGAGCCCTTGAAGAACCTCAACGCGGCTCTTGCCCGTGCCCAGTTCCCGAGCCTTGGCGTCGTGCGGCAGGATGTGCCCGCCATAGACGTAGGGGCGGCTCAGCACCTCGCGCGCATAATGCGCAAGGTCCACGCCCGTGCCCTCGTAATAGTCGATGACGTGCACCTCGCGTCCGACGATCTGCGCAAACCAGATCGCAGTTGCGTCATCGATGCCCAAATCCCATGCGGTCCAAACGCGCGCGGCGGGGTCATACGGCACGCCACACAAGCGCCCTTCCCTGTCCGCATCGGCCATCAAGCGCCCGTAATAGGCCCCGATGACAGCGGCCTCGAACGAGCACTCGTATTCCTGCGCATATTGCTCGGGCGTCAGAGCGCGCCGGGCGGCTTCGAGTTCGTCATCGGGCAAGATGCCCGTTTCGCTGGCCTTCAGGACGACATGCAGCCATTCGGGGTCCGGCGTGCCGTCCTCAAGCCTGCCGATCTGGTAGAACCAGTTTCGCCCCATCGGCGTGCCGATGAACGTGGCCCAGCCGCGATAGTCCGACAGCGTGGGGCGGATGACCTCGGGCCATGCACGCGGATCGATCTGCGCCGGCTCGTCAATCACCACGCCGTCGAGATACAGGCCGCGCAGCCGGTCGTAATTGTCGGCGCCGTAGAGCCGGATGGTCTGCCCACCTGGCAGCGTCACCTGCAAATCGACTTCGCGCGCCTCAACGCCCGGCAGCGGTGCCGTGTAGTGCTTCAGGTAGGCCCACGCCACGTCCTTGGCCTGCCCGTAGGTCGGGGCGACATAGGCGTAACGCGGCGCTGGATGTTCTCGCCCGTTCTCGGTCGCGCGCTTGATCAGGTCGTTGATGCACCCGACCGTTTTCCCAAAACGACGATGAGCGACGATCTTCGCCCAGCGCTGCGACCGCTCGTGATACGGCAGGAACCTTTTGCGCGGGGCGTAGGGAATTACGATGCGCTCGGTTGCCAAGCGAGCACCAGCTTCATGGGCTTGTCGTCGCTGCCTTCATGCGTGACGGTCGCGAGGTCCGGCAGCACTTTTCGCAAAAGCGCAATGCCTGCGGTCACTTGCGATGCCGTCATATCGCGGCGCCCTTCGGCGTGCTCGATTAAGACGTTGAGGATTTGCGAGTTCGCGATTTTAGTCCGGTGCTCGTCAGACATGCGGAAACCCGCTGTCCGACCGCGTTTGGCGGTGGCCATTGTGCAGTCCCTTTCGGGGTGTTGCAGTCAGATGAAAAACGTCGCGAAGAAAGCGCCCGCGAGATCCGCGATCTTGTCTAGCCCGTGAGCCTTTTCGACAAGCAAGGGCGCAAAAACGGGAAAAGCCGCCGTCTCCAATCCCAGGAGATCAGCGGCTTAACTCACAATCCGGTATACGGGACAGTCCATTTATGCAGTCAGCGCGCGTTCGCGTCAAGGCCCGTGCGCGCCGCCTGTGGATACAGCCCCACAATCGCAGTGCCAGCACAGCACCGCCCATTGCCCGTGGCGTGGCCCAAGGTCCGCGACTGGTAGCCATCCTTGCGCCAGATAGTCGGCAAGCCGCTCCCACGTGACATACCGGAACAAGCCCGTGCGGGTCACTTCCGCCCCCGTGCAAACCCATAGAACACCGCCAGCGCATCAAGCCCGCGCTTGTAGTGCACAAGCATCGGTTCGCCCCCTATTGCGTCCCGATCTTCGATCACGCGACGTGTGACGGCTTCCACCAGCGGGCCTTCATGCCGCAGGATGTGCACCGCCTGCGCATAGCGTTCTGCGGCACGTATCGCGGCTGGGCTGTCCGGCGTTTCGCCCCGAACGCGGTTCAGGTCTTGCGCGGCAGGCGATGACCGCACGGGCGCTTTCACGACTTCCCACGAGCGGCGGTCGCCGTAGAACGCCTTGAAGGCTTCGAACGCATGGTCACTGATGTCCCGCCGCAGCCACAGTTCGCCCGTCTGCGTGGCCAGCGCCGGTTCGCGCAGATGGCGCGACACGACGTGCCGCAGCTTGGCGACTTCGGCCACCAGCGTTGCGGGTTCTTCGCGCACCCGGCCCGATGGGTAGCGTTCGCGGTTCTGGCGCTTGCGGCCCTTGGTCATCATGCGGCCTCCTGCAAAACATCCATCACGGCTTCGACAAACGCTTGCGCGACCGGGGCAGCGATTGCATTGCCATAACCGCGCAATCGTCCCACGCGGGCGGGAGCCCCATGAGCCAGCGGGAATGTGCCGGGTTCAACTGCCCGCCAGCGTCCATCCCGGCAGAACAGCCAGTCAGCATTTCCCCACACGCCGTTAGTCGGGCCGGCTGGTGCAGCGGCAGCAGTGGCTTGTTCGCAAAACATCCCGGCGTCACTGGCGTCTGGTTCCATTCCGCCAGCCACGCCACTTCGGCCAAATCCGTCTGCATCTTGCTGGCATACAGCCGCCCCGCTGATAGATCGCTGTCGTGGTTGCGGGGGCAGTTCGGCGTCGGCCAACCTGTGCGCGACCCACCACAATCGTTGTCTGATGTGCGGGGCGCCAACGCCCGCAGCGCAAAGATCGACAGCCCCGCAGGCGTAACCCGTTCTTTCCAGGTCAGCCGATACAAGGTCGAACCAGCGAAGCGCGTCCTTGCTTGCAACCTGTTCGCCAAGGACAACGACAGGCTGGCGCTGACTGATAAGCCAGTGGAAGGCTGGCCACAGGTGTCGTTCGTCAGCAAACCCGCCGCCTTTGCCTGCCGCGCTGAAAGGCTGGCAAGGACAAGACCCGGTCCAGACGGGTCGGTCGTCGGGCCATCCGGCGAGGCGCAGGCTGTAGCTCCAGACGCCGATGCCGGCGAAGAAATGGCACTGTGTGTAGCCGCGCAGTTCATCAGGCTGAACATCGACAATTGAACGGGTATCGACATCGCCCGGCGCGATGTGACCGGCCTTGATAAGTTCGCGGAGCCACTGGGCGGCGAATGGGTCGTATTCGTTGTAATAGGCCGGCACATCATGCCCCCACCCGTTCGGCGCACAGGTCGCGCATCAGTTCGGCAAACCGCCCGGCCATGCGTTGCCGCGTGGCGTCGTCAACCGGCGCGCGGACTTCGGCGCTAGCGACACGGCGCAGGCGTTCCCGTTCGGCCAAGAGCGGGGCCAGTTCGTCGTCAGCGTGCCTGCACAGTTCGCCGGATGACGGCACGAACGCCGGGTTGCGCGATACCCTGCCCATCGCTGCGGCTTCGCAGACGGCACGGACCACCCACACGGGATACCGGGCCAAGTCGCGGGCGTAAGCTGCCGTGATGGCCTTGGCGTCGTCGTCGCCTTCGCGTCGTCCGGGAAAGCGCAGCATCATCGCGGCCACGAATGCGGCGGCTTTGTCCTGCCCCGCTGGCTGCGTCATCGCGGCGATTTCGGCCTGCCGAAGGGCAAGCCCGTGCCGTTCATCCGTGGTCAAGGGGCGTGAGATCGAGAACGTCCGATGACTGCCGGCGACCGGTTCGAGGGTCTGCGAAATCCTGTCCAAGCTGGTCAAAATCGACGCGGGACAGGTCGTCGGGTTCGTGGTGGTGATGTTCGTCATCGAATGCCCCTTGGAGGTCGCGCAACACAGATACGAAGCCGTTTCCGCCCTTACGCGGCGGAGCGCGGGCTTCGCGCTTGTCGGCCAGCCAGTCGGCGCGCAGCGATTGCCAGCCGCGTTCGACGCAGACGCGCACAGCGGCTTCCAACGTGATGCCGGCCTTGTCGGCTTCGCGGGTCAT